AGCTGATTGGTTTTATTAAAAAAGGTATCATAGGTTTAGGTTCTATTGGACTTGGTGTTGGTGCCGGTAAAGTTTTAGCTAAAGGTGCTATTGGTGTAATAGCATCTCCTGCTAAATTAGGTAGTCTTATTGTTATTGCTATTGGTATTTTAGTTGGTGTTGCTATTGATAAAAAAGTCGATGCTAAACATCGTAGACAGATTTTAACTGATTTAAAGAATGAGTTAGAAATTGTTAATGAAAAGATTGAAGATGCTAAGAGTGAGAATGATAAGAAAGCTAAATATGAATTAATGCGTATTCGTAATAAATTAATTAAAGATATTGAAAGAATTGAATATAATCTTAATTAAAAAGGTGGGATAGTTATGGATATATTTGATATTTTAAAAGAAGCTAAAAACCCATCTAAACCTAAAGTATTAAAAGTATCTAATACTGATACTACTGATTATACTGAAGAAATTGATGATGAAACTGTAGAAGAACCTACTGAAATCGATGCTACAAATGATGATGAATCTACTGATTATACTGCTGAAGTTGAAGAAGTAGAACCTGAAGATTCTGATGAAGATTTTGAGCAATATATTGATGATGATTCCGATGATGAATCTACTGATTATACTGACGATATAGATGTAGATCCTGATTCTGAAGAAAATGAAGATAATCCAGAAGATACTGGAGATCCAGGAGAATCTACTGATTATACTGAAGAAATTGATGGTGAAACTGGTGATGAAGGGTATGATGAAAATGCTCCCGAAGGAGAAGTTCAAGAAGAACAACCTGCTCAATCACCAGAAGATATTTTAGAAAATAAACAAAAAGCTGAATTATTAAATTCACTTATCAATTTATATTATGATCTTAATGGCATCTGTAACAAGATTGATTCTATTACACATGCCCAAGCTTTAGCTAATAAAGTAATTATTCAAGTTAAACAAAATTTAACATCACTTTGTGATTATATCTATAAATATATCACTAATAGTTATAATAGTGATACGTATGTGAAAAATCTTTATGTTTATAATTATATGATTCAGTCATATAAAATTAATATAGAGATGTTACGAAAAATTAATGTAATCCAATAACTAAATTATGTACATAATAATAATTGAATGAGTTGTTTATCGTATATAAACTACTATTTTATTTTACTATAAATCTTTTAACATAAACATTAATTTAAAATATACAAATCTTATTACTGATAGTATTTGTATATTTTATACATATTCTATTGGTAAAAATCATGAAATATTTTTTATTAACACCGTACAAATATATAAAATAATAAAATGAAAGGACGTGCCTTTGATATGTATGAATATTTATCTGAAAATACTAGTAAAGTAATTGGTTCTTTCTCCCAGGATAAGAACCGTGATTTCAAGGAGGGCATCAAGCATTTGTTTGAGGGTTTCCAGTCCTCTTATCAGCTGGATGCAATTTCTGATATTTCTAAGATTTTACGTGTTGACACTCTGAAGGAAGCTTATAAGAATGAGCTGTTACAGGATGTTGCTGAAGCTCAGATTAGTGATGAGTATTATGCTACCATGCCTGAAAAGCTGGAGCAGCTGTTTGAGAACTCTTCTCTGGAGATGCTGCAGGAGTCTGGTGTTGCTGCACTGGCACCTATCGTCGGTATCACTCTGCCTATCCTGAAGAAGTCCTACATTGAAGGTCATTCTAAGGATATTGTCATGACCGAGGTTCCCACTAAGCCCATCATCAAGGCTGCTTACGAGCGTCGTTTCCTGAAGGACGCTGAGGGTAACAAGCATTACATTCCTGACATCTTCTATGATGAGTCTTATAAGACTATCATGGCTAAGGGTCGTGGTAAGCAGGTTACTGGTCAGGTTTACACTCTGCCTCTGAATGAGGAGAACATTCTGAATGCTTCCGGTGGTTCTATTGCTAGACGTGATTCTCTGGCTCTGGACTTCTGCATTAAGGCTGTTCACATGAATGTTGAGGGTTCCGTTGTTCGCGTTCCTGTCAATATTACTCCTAACCTGGCTGCTAACTCTTCCTTCACTGCTGAGGTTAAGGCTTCTAATGGTACTACCACTGTTAAGGATCTGGTCATTGGTCAGGTTGACTTCTACAATGGTACTGTTTCTGTTGGTTCTACTGCTGGTATCGCTGTTCAGGTTGAGTTCGGTGGTCATCTGTCCAATGAAAATAACAATGAGACTATTGAGCTGGATCGTGAGCGTGAACTGATGGAATGGAAGATTCCTGATGGTGTCCGTATTAACACTGGTCTGACTCTGGAAAAGATCAAGGACTACAAGGCTCTGTTTGATTTCGATATTACCACTGAAATCATTGCCGATATGTCTACTGTTCTGTCTCAGTATGAAGATAGCGAGATTCTGGGCTTCCTGAATGATAGCTATGATACTTGGAAGACTCGTGTTGATCTGCCTTTCGGTTACACTGATGGCTTTGTTGCTGAGGGTTACTTCTCTTGTGAGCCTCCTGCAAATAAGTTCGTTACTCGTTCTCAGTGGATTGATTCTGAAATGAAGTTTGACCTGAACCGTTTCATTGATGAGCTGAAGGTTAAGCTGCGTAATCAGGATCTGATGTTCGTTGTTTACGGCCATCCCAACAATGTCACTCTGATCCAGGATAATGTCCGTTGGGTCATTGATGAGGATACTAAGATTGGTGGTATTCAGCTGGATTACCGCTTTGGTGTTATGACCGCTAACAAGAACCGTATCCATGTTGTTAGCTCCATGAAGTGTCCTAAGTCTCGTGGTCTGCGTGTTGTCGCATATCCTCTGACTAAGGAAATCATCACCTTCAAGCATTATAAGTATAGCCTGAACATTGAGAATGCTTACCGTAATGCTCTGACTCCTCTGACTCCCAACGTTATGGGTACTTCTCGTTTCATTACGACTGAAGTTCTGCCTGTTCAGGGTGAGTTCCATATTTCTGAAAATCAGTTTGCACTGAAGAATCCTTCTTCTCCTGCAACTGCAATGGTTGCTACTCCTGTTATTAACCTGGCTTCCGGTGCATACACTGGTGCTCAATCTGTAACTGTTGATTGTGCAACTCCTGGTGTCAACATCTACTACACTGTTGATGGTACTGAGCCTGTCGTTGGTACTTCTCCTCTGATGAACGCTTCCATTAGTGTTGCTGCTTCTTGCACTCTGAAGGTTGTTGCTGCTAAGGCTGGCATGATTGCTTCCAACATTGTCTCTGCAGAGTACACCATTAACTAATTAAATATTTATAAATAACTCATAAACATTTGGACATAGGGTAATTTACCCTATGTCCATTTTTATTTTTATCCACAATATATTAAACTTTAATATAATAGAAAAAGGATTAATATTTAGTATATTGAAAGGAGTAATATTAAAGATGATTAATAAAAATGATGATTTATTATATATTGAGAAGTGCTTTATGTCTATTAAGAATAAAGTTGCTGTCAATGATAATTTAAATAAAATCAGTCTTGCACTGAAACGTGTATTTGATATTAATTGCACATTAACCATTGTAAATAATAATTCAAATACATTCTTCGGTATGAATGTATTTCCTTCTATTTCTACAATGGATTTAATGATTGAATCTATTATTGATAATCAATCTAATATGGATGATGTATTAAAAATCTGGCAAAAAAATAATGATTGGAATATTGAGATTGATAGTATCTTATTATATGATATGAATCTTAATGCCAATCCTCAGGAAATTACTGCAGTATTATTACATGAAATTGGTCATGTGGTATATTCTAATACTATTCCTCAGAGATTATATAAAGTTATTAAGTTCAAGATTGTTAAATTAAACTATCAGTTAAGACAATTAATTTCTACTGAAAAGATTCGTAAATTATTCAATATTGCAATTATTGAATCTTGTCATACTAAAAATTATAGGTACACAAATATTGAAACTGAAAAGACTGCTGATAAATTTGTTATTCAGTATGGATATGGTGGAGACTTAGATTCTTTTATTAATAAATTAATTAAGAGTCAAGGTAATTCTTTAGTTAATCAGACTGATAAAGAACTTGAAAATGAAATTAATATTGTAGTTAATTGGACAGTATTAAATATTACTGAATTAGAGTTTAGAAAGAAATCTTTAAGAAATGCATTAAAGGTTGAAATGTTAAAGAATCCTAGTGTATTAACTAAACAGGTTATTCAGGATATTTATAATAGTTTCTTCGGTGAATCTAATGATAAATATAGAATTTTATTATCTGAGAATGCTGGATTAACTGAAGATAAATATAATGAATTAAGAACTGATCAGATTTTAGATCAATTTGTTACTAGAGTAATGACTGAAGCTGCTAGTAATTTATTTGATAAGAATGGTAAGCTGAAAAAAATTAATCAGAATGATATTGATATCTTAGCAGTTGAATGTGAAAGAATTGAAACTGTTGATGACAAGATTTATTTATTAGATAAATTATATTCCTATATGGAATTAATCGATAGAGGTTTAGATTATATTGAATCTGCTGATAAAGATCTAGGATCTAAGGTTATGCAGTCTAAGAGAACTTTAACTGATATGAAAGAACAGTTAGAAGAACTTAGAAAAAATATATTAGCTACTAAGATTATTGATAAACAACTAACGGTCTGGGTTCGGGCCCCTAAGGGTTATGAAGGATAAATAAAAATGAGAGATAAGGAAATTAATCCTTATCTCTCATTCAATATTTTATATTCTAAACACTTTACTATTATTAATATATTTATCATTAACAACAACTTGATATTCATCTTCATAATAGATTTTATTAACTATATCTTTATCTAATTCTAATCTAATAATATTTATACCAAGTTTTAAAGCTTCTTCTTTAATTGTTTTTATACAGTTATTAAATTTTTCATTACCTTTTTCTGTAAAATAAAATGTAACTCTTTCATTAATGTCAGTATATATAATAGGAGCTTTAAGATTATTTTCAAAAAATACTATAGTGTTTAATAAATTATTATTAAATTTATCAAATATATCATCTAATCCAAGTATAATTCCAGTATGTGGATATTCACATCCAGATTCAAATTCATACCTATATAACATAGTAATCCTCCATAATTAGCAAAAATTATTATGTATATCTATATAGATAATATATATTTTTATTCATTATTATTTTGTTACAGAGTATAATTTTAACATTTTTGTAATCGATAAATATTATAAAGGAGGAGAATAATGTCAAGAAATTTTATCTACGATGTTAATACTACAAATATCTCATTTGTACAAACTGCCGTAGACTTAAAGAAATTAGGAATTAAGAATAACATGTTCTTCTTAAAGTTGTATGATCCTTCTTTAAGAGGAGTAGATCCACATTCTCCATTTTTAAGTGATGATCAAATCGTTCGTATTATTAATGAGTGTATTATCAATCCTTGGTACTTTTTACGAGAAGTTGCTAGAATTCCTGACCAAGGCAACCCTAAAGGTGTTCCTTATCTTTTAAATAGAGCAAACTTAGCAGCTACTTGGTGTTTTATTAATGGTATTGATAATTACTTAGTTATTCCTCGTCAGATTGGTAAAACAGAATCTACTGTTGCCAATATAAACTGGGCATTCTTATTCGGTTCTACTAATGCAGAAATGATGTTCTTAAATATTACTGCAGAACGTGCAATTGCTAACTTAACTAAAGTAAAAGACCAAAGAGCATTATTGCCAGCATACTTACAATTCAAGATTGCTTTTGATGATGATGGTAAAGAAATTAAAGGTGTTGACAATACTAAGACATTAAAGAACGCTTCTAATGGTAATAGTATTGTTACTAAACCTTCAGCTCGTGGTATTGAATCTGCTGAAAGAATTGGTCGTGGTTCTTCACAAGTTATTCAATACTATGATGAATTCGAATTCATATCATATATTAAAACTATTATGGCAGCATCGGGTCAAACGGGCCTTCACAATTGTTATATTGTGATAACTCTCTTAATTGCGGGAAACTCCTTAAGTTTATAACTACTAAACTAATATAGTGATATATTAGTGGCGATGGGTAATTCCAAAGGTATAGTAAAAAGGTTATAAGATTGGACAATCCGCAGCTAATATTTTAAAAATTATTCAATTATGAACAGATATTTATTATTAAAATTATTGTAGAATAGGATGATGTGTTATGTATATAATTATTGATGATGAACCTGAAAGGTTTGTCGATGCACGATATCCAGGATTGAAAAATAATTATGAAATAAGTAATTATGGAAATGTCAGAAATAAAAAAACTGGTAAACTTAAACGTATTAATTCCAGAGATCAAGATGGATATATTAGAGGTACTTTTAAAGCCGAAGATGGCACAACAATGTATATTTATTTACATCGTTTAGTTGCTTTTAATTTTTGTGATGGGTATGATGAAACTACCGATAAAATTTTTGTAAATCATCTTGATACAATTCGTGACCATAATTATTATAAAAATTTAGAATGGACAACACAATCTGAAAATAATAAACATTCGTATAGACATGGATCTGCGAAACCACATATAAATCATTTATATGGTGAATCTAATGGTTTTTGTGTTTATTCTGATGAGCTAACACATCAAGTTTGTAAATTATTTGCTGACGGATTTGATGTTCCAGATGTTATGGAAGTTCTTGGATACAGTAAATGTGGTGATAATTTAAAATTATATTATTTTTTGAGACATGTCAAAAAACGTAGACTTAGAAAAAATATATCTGCTCATTATAATTTTTAAAATACAGTTCAACGACTATCGAAAAGGTATCATAAGAGAAATACTTATGAGAGTAACTGAGTAGAGTACATTCCTTTTCATAAAAAAAGAAAAAGAATGGAAATGGAGAGCATTTTATATATGGTGATAGTATATAAGATGAAGATATAGTCTATTTTTTATAGAAATATAAAAAAGCCTGCATATTCAACGGCATCTGAAAATGCAAAAAGGAACAATTCTATTCATTGTCGGATACTAACAAGTACTCCTGGAGATCTCGACTCCCAGGCAGGTATGGATGCATTAGAGATTATTGAAAATACTTGTAAATTCTCTGAAACATTTTATGATAAACCTATTGAAGATGTATATGATTATATTGAAACCAACTCTATTAACCGAATTGTTTATATTGAATTTCAGTATCAGCAGTTAGGTAAAGATGAAGCATGGTTTAATAAAGTATGTGCATATCTTAATGGTGATAAATTAAAAATTCAACGAGAGATATTCTTAAGACGTAAAATAAATAAGCGTCATATCATAGTAATATGATATATGAATTTCCTTAATTGCTGGAAAGTCTATATGAATAGATAATCAGCAGCCAAGCTAAAAAAATAAAAAAAAGAAATGGTGCCTGTTCACCATTCCTTATTCCAGGACTCACCCTGAACTACTATTACTAGTAGGATTTGTGCAGTTTCATCCTTCAGATTTCTGTTAGGATGCTCTACCGTTTCGATCTCAGGATTTCAGATCTACTCCTCAATGGGATGCACTAACTACCTTAATAAGGTTAGCTTGTCTATTCCTTAGATGATAGGATTTCAACAACTTTGGTAGAGTTAATTTTGTGATCTGTATATTTGATCACAAATAAGTATAATGACATAAAGTATATTTCTATATCTATGTCATATAAATAATATATATTTATAATTGGTGAGTTTACGGAAAATTATTTTTTAGAAGGTTCAACGACTATAGTATTTAAATAAATATTAATAGGAAACTCCTTATTAAAGGATGAAGATATAGTCTAAACTATATAGAAATATATAGAAGTTCTTAAATGAACTATATAGAATTAATACTTCTATATGAATATATTTGATGCACGGTAGCTCTCAGTCCCCTTATGATCCTGAAGATCTTGATGCTATTCAGGATAGAAAAGGTACTATTAAAGAAGAAATTTATATTAATAGAATTTTTAAATTAGATGTATATGAACCATTAGATAAAAAAAGAATATATTTTGTTGGTGTTGATGTTTCAAATGGTTATGGATTGGATAACTCTGCTGTTACTGTTTGGGATCCTTATACATTAAAAACTGTTGCAGAATTTAAATCTCCACATATTGGTGTTAAAGACTTAATTAAATTCTTATATATCTTAGTAATGAAATATTTACCTAGATCTATACTTGCTATCGAAAGAAATGCTAACGGTGAAGCTGTTCTTGACCATTTAAGAGATAGTGAAATTAGAGGTAATCTATATTATGATAATAATAAAGAATTAATTAATAATGTTGATGATAAATTAGATGGTCAAGGTTTTATTAGACAAGAAGCTGCTAGACGCAAACTATATGGCATCTGGACGGGAGGTAAATCTCGTGATGTTATGTTCTCACTTCTTGATGATTATGTAAAAGAGCATAAGGAATCATTCGTTGGTGCTAATGTAATTGATGATTTAATGAAATTAGTTCGTATACGTTCGAAGATTCAGGCAATCTCAGGAGCACATGATGACTCTATTATGTCCTTCTTAATGTGTTTATATCTTTATTACTATGGTAATAATTTAGCACGTTATGGATTTACTAGAGGTGTTCTTCCTGAAGAGGAAGAAAGAAATAAAGGAATGGATTATGGTGAAATTGTTAATGCTTTATCTGATAATGATAGAGAATTTTTAGGAATTAATACACAGAATGATAATAATTTTAATATGGAAATTGATATGCGATCAATGATTCAAGAAAAACGTGGATTATTGAGCAGAGCAGATTTACATAATGAGATTAGTTATGCTGATGGAAACAAAAAAAAGTATGAACCTAAATTAGATCCATATTCAATGAAATTATATAATGAAATGCAAAAAGCACAAAGAGAATCTGAAGAATTTAATAATCGTGTAGGATTCATGAATACATATAGAAGTATGGATGAAACTGGTCATGAAGATTATGGTTTTTCTTTAGATTTATTTGATGATTTGAATAGTTAAAAAATAAAGTGGTTAATGGGAAAAATTCCATTAACCACTTTATTATTTATTCAGTCTCTTTTAGACTTAAATGGAAAATGTCATCTGTGATACTTTCCTCAGTTTCAATATCTTTAATACTGATAATATCACAGTCATATACAATACTGTATCGACGAGATGTTACTATACATTTGCCTGATTTTTGTTTAACACTATAATCAGAATTAAACCATGTATAATCAAAAATTTTATTTTTTGACTGAATAAATTTATCATATGCTGCATTAGATAAATTCTCAGTCAGGAATCTTTCAATACCCATTAATATCATTCCTCCCTATCAGTAATGGACACAGTTTTATTCACATGGTCAATACTAACTTTAATATTGATATTGAATTTATATCCACTGATCCTATATTCCCTAAAAATTCTAAGTATAGAATTCAGGGTTGCTCCAATTGCAAACAGTCTGCGAGTTTCCTTTTCAGGAATTTCATCATCAGGCAAAGTTGCCATATATTCTCTAACACTGATGACTTTAAAAGTTTCAGGATCGATATCATAGATACCTCCCCTACATTTAGCATATGCCAAATCTCTATCAGACAAGAGATTCAAATATTCCAAACATACTGACAACTTACTGCTATATTTCATATAGTATCCCCAATCTTCAGTTGTCACTGTAGCTCGGTCTAAGTTCATCATTTTACAAAAACCATCAACAATGGAATTTGCGTACATTCTTTTAGTCATTACAGTTTGTTCCATAATAATTTCTCCCCTATATTAAAAATTATATTTATATATTTGCTATATTAATAATATATACTTATAATATTATAATATACTAATATAGATTTTAATTTATTATGTAACATTTTGGTAATTAAAATATAAGCATGGAAAGGGCGGTTTTAAAATATATGTCACTTTTTTATGATAAAGACGAATATGAATTAGCCACATCAACTGAAATGGAATCATTATTAGCAGAACTTCCTTTTGATTTAATTAAAGAAAGTATTATTGAACAAATTAATGATCCTGTTAATTCTTCTACGAATTATATTGATGTGATTTTAGATAAATGTGAAGTATATAGAGAAGAGTTTAAAGATAATGAAGAACTTATTGCCGAATTAAACGAAAAGCTTATTGAGTTCTTTACTTTTATTATGGATAATATTAATAATAAATTTGAATTAGGTTTAGATATTGAAAGTATTTCTTCTTATTCAAATGCTGTAGATATCGGAGAATCTATTTATAAATATTTTATTCTTAGATATCATAAAAATATTACTAGATTTTTTACAAAATATATTTTCAATAATAAGAGAGTTATTTGTGAACATTTTAGTGATTCACTTAATCAGAAGAAAGATGTTTCTACCTTAGCATATAAGAAACAGATTAAAAATCCTGAGGATTTATGTATCATCACGAATCTATCTTCTATTATTAAATATATTATTGATTTGGATATTGATCCTATCGATTTTATTAATCTTAGTGCAAATCAAGAAAATTATGATGCCTGTGTAATTAAAGGATTAATTTCTTCTAGTAGATTAATTGGTGATTTTGTGCCTTCATATATTAATTTATGTGTTGATTCGCATGATTATATATTAGATGAGCTTCATACTGATATTAGATTAAAGATTATGAAGAAAATTGAAAAATAATATTATTGGAGGATAATGAAATATGGATACTGAACGTAATAATGAAACTGTAGAAACTGCGGAAGTTATGCAGTTATCTGCGATGGATGAAGAAAACGTTGTAGAAGTTAAAGATACTACTGATAATGATTTCATTAATGATGAAAATGTAGATGCATTTAAGTTGTTAAATTTAAAGTCTAGAATTAATGATATTAATTCTATCGTAGAATCTGTAAATAAGAAACAAAATGAATTATTTAATGAACTTGGTGATTTTGATTTCATTGATAAAAATATTGAAAATGTATCTGAAGAAGACATTGACAATATGACAGATGAAGAAATTGATACATTATTGACTGATGAAGAAGGTAATGTTACTGAATTTGCTGTTTCATTTAAGACTATTAGAGAATTAAATCAGTTTAAGCGTGAATTCCTTATTATGAGAAAACAAACTCTTGAATCTTTCAAGAAGTTTGACGAGGAAATTGCTAAACTGAATGCTGAAATTGCTGAATCTCAGGAAGAATTTGATAAGTTGGTTAATACCTTTGGTAATGTATCTAATTTAATTAGATTTAATCTTACTGAAAGATTAGAGAAGGCTGAGACTGATGAACAGAAAGAGTTATTTACTAAGTTAATTACTTCTTTCGATAATGGTATAAACCTTGATAATCTGAAAGATTATTGTAAGAGTTATAAGGGTGCTAATATTCTTTGGGATCATAAGGATGATAAAAAGGCAACTTATATATATAGACGTTATCTTAAGGTTATTAAGAGTCTTGATATTAAGACCGATCTTACTAAGTTTAATTTCCTTGAAAAAAGATTCCTCGATAAAGATTATCAAGAAAGAGATAATATCTTTGTCTTTGCAGTAATTCATTATATTTCTTCTTGGCATAATAAGTCATATACCAAAGCAGATGGATTATTCCTCACTCAATTTACTATTAACTTAAAGAACCTCTTCTATAATAAATTTGATAAAGAAGAGGATAAAAATAGATTTATTAATAATATTATTGATGTTATTAAAATTATAGGATAAGACTAAAACAAAAGGATAAGAAGGAGTTATTTTCCTTCTTATCCTTATTATTTTTTTAAATTTTAAGGGGGAGAATATATGTTAAAAACCTTTTTAAAAGATAATGGTGAAAGTATTATCTTTACTGGTTATTATATGGAAATTTATATCCCCGAAAATTATTTTTCCACAGGTATGGCAGAAATTGAAGGTACTGTTATTAAAACATTTGGTCTTTTGAATTGTATTGTTAAAGATAAAAATGATAAAATATTAGTAAAGTCTATGATGAATCTTCCGACTACTATTATTTTACATTTCAATGATATGTATAGAACTAAAGTTAATTTATTTAACGATAAGAATAGTGAACCTGATTCTTATCGAGTTCTTAAGTATTATAATAATGATATGATCATGGCAAATGTTGTACAAAAGGATTCTACATCTGCTGAATTATTTGTTAAATTAGTTTTCGGTGGTAAACTCACAAATATTCCATATGATAAATTATTATCAATATGGGAGAAAAACCTTGATTTAAATGGTGTTAATTTAGGAGTCCCGTCATCTATATTAGAGTTAATATTGGCTGAAATTTATCGTAACCCAACAAATCCTAATGAGAAGTTTTCTAAATATATTAATGCTAATCCTACAGCATCTAAGACATATTATAGAGCTTCTAATATTAGAGAAATTTGTTCTAGAAATTCGACATTTGCAGCTCTTACATTTGAAGACTTTGATACAATGATGACTGCTTCCTTAAATATGAATAAATACAATAAAAAACAGGTCGAATCACCTATTGAAAAAGTAATTAAAATGTAAAATAATCGTTATCTAGCTTTAAAACAATATTATAAAATAATAAAAAGGAGGTTATTAATTATGCCTAGATCTGGTCAGATCGTACCTGAATATTTAACTCCGCATGTTAAAACATATATTAATGACAATTCCGTTTTTACTTCCAATGAGACTACTCAGAGTGAAAATGGTGTCAGATTATTAACTGTATTTGCATCTGCTAAGGGTGAAGATGGTGTAATCAAGGCCGTTACCAGTATTAGTGATTATCTGGAAGAGTATGGTACTCCTAACTTTAATCTCTATGGTCAGCCCTGCTATATGCCTTATGCTGCTCTTAGTTCTGGTAATGCAAAGTGCTATTGTATGAGAGTTATGCCTCAGACTGCAACTTATGCAAATGTTATTATTTCTGCATATACGCAGGTTGCTGAGAATCCTGAAACTGGTCTTAGAAACTTTAAGGTTAAGTTTGTTGCTACCCCTGTTTCTAATATCACTAACAAAGAGACTATGATGTTAAAGATGCAGGAACATGCAAGCTATCCTCCTGAGGAAGTAACTGTTCGTGGTGAGCAATATAATGTCTTCCCTCTGTTCTCTGTTATTTCTAAGGGTCGTGGTCAGTATGGTAATGCATATCGTATCCGTATTGTCTCTGACAATTTAATGAATCAGGATAATGAATTTACTAACTATATCTTTGAAGTTTTAGATAGTAGCTCTGGTAATATTGTTCTGAAAGAACAGCATCGTGGTGGTTTTAACTATGATGCTATTGTTGATATGAGATCTTTACTGTTTGATGATGTCATTGCTGATCCTACCAATGGTAGTAAGAAGATTGACTTCGTTACTAACACTGAAGGTTTCGATAATCTGTATGCAACTTATAAAGAGTTTGTTACTACTGAAATGCAGCAGACTGTTGCAGATTTCTCTATCTGCGATATGTTCTTAGGTAAGACTAAGACTGGTGCTGACATGGTCGGTTATGTTATTGACTCTGAAGCAATTGATTTTGCTGCATTAGATTCTACTATCGGTGTTGCTTTAGGTAATGGTGATGATTCTACCTTTGCTTCTAACTATACTCCTGTGGTAGATTCTGAAGGCAATGTTGGTCCTACTCGTCAACAGTCTATTGATGAAGCCTATATTAAGGCATTTAATGGTGACTTCGATATTGGTATTCGTAGTAAGAGAAGTGTTCCTTGTGAATTGATTCTCGATGCTAACTATTCTGAAGAAGTTAAGTTAAAGCTGGCTGAATTAGCATTACATCGTTATGATGCTCGTTGTGTTATTGATGCTGGTATTTTAACTACTGTTTCTGCTGCTTCTAATTGGGTTACCAGAGAAACTATTAAGTCTATTGCAGATTGTGTTATTAGTAAGGAATGTCAGCATTATAAGATTCGTGATCCTTTCACTGGTCGTGTAATTCCTGTTACTATGACTTATTTCTTAGCTGAGAACTTACCTACTCACTATCGTACTGCTGGTAATCATATTCCTTTTGTTGGTGAACGTTATACTCAGATCACCAATCATGTTCGTAATTCTCTGAAACCTGCAATTGATGCTGATAATCTTGCTGTTAAGGAAGTTCTGTATACTAATCATTGTAATTTCTTCGAGTGTATTGCTGAAGATAATTTTGTGCGTGGTACTCAGAGCACTTCCCAGCTTGCATTATCTGATCTTTCCGAAGAAAATAATGTTGCAGTTATGTTAGAGATGAAGAGAATGCTCGAAGAGTTTGTTAGTGCAAATCTCTTTAACTTCTCTGAAGCTGAAGACCGTTTACGTTTCACTGAAGATGCAACTCGTATGTTTGCTGATTTCAGAGGTAGCAAGGTCAGCAGCTATGAAGTTTACTTTGATATGAATGCCTTCGAAGCACAGAGATCTATTTTACATTGTTATTTAGCTGTTGTCTTCAGAGGTATTTCTAAGCGTGGTATTATTGAAATCGATATCAATAAACGTACCTAATTCTTTAAGAAAGGAGTTAGTATAATATGGCAGAAGTAATTAATACTTTACAGTCTGGTATTAAAAAGTATAGTAAGAATGATATTACAAATTATTCTTTATTCTTAGGTGGCTTAAATGCTACTCAGCAGGCATTAGCACAGTATGACCCTCTTAAGACTGGTTATGCTCGAATTTTCTTTATTAAAATGCCTGTATTTATGGAAAAGCTTTTACCTAGTGAGACGAAAAATTTCCGTCATCTGTTAGAGTATGGCTTTACTAGTATTCAGGGTATTGGTAACACTGAGCTTAATATGGATCAGATTACTGGTGGTTATGCAGGTCGTTCTTTCGATGTTGCAACTACTGCTACTGATAGCACTCAGAACGTTACTATTTCTCTGTATGAATTTGCAGGTTCTCCTGTTAGAGAATATTTAGATATGTGGATTAGTGGTATCTCTGATCCGTATACTGGCTTAGGTCATTACCATGGTGTCATGGATATTGATAATACTGTTAGATATTCTCAGGCGAACCATGTTGCTGAAGCAATTTATGTTGTTACTGATCCTACGGGTCGTTCCGATGGTATTGAGTATGCAGCATTATTATCCAATATGATGCCTAAATCTGTACAGCAGGACCACTTCAATTATGATTCTGGTCAGCATCCTATTGTTACTATGCAGTGTGAGTTTAGCTGTGTTAAGTATCAGTCTCCTCAGATTAATACTATTGCTAAGGCTCTGATTGATAAGTTCCAGGTTATGCGTGATTATCTTGACTTCGAGAGTCAGTATACTACTAATCAGGTTGATAATATGACTAAGAACTGGATTTATAACTGGCCTAAGGATAAGGGTCATAATAAGGGCTTAACTCCTCCCGCTGGTGTATAATACAAAAAAAATAATTATATCCCCATACAGGAAATCCTGTATGGGGATTTTTTAATATCTAAATACCTTATTAGGTCTATATCTATGATAATTTTCTTCATATTCATTATGAGAACTATCATGTTCACTTTTAACATTTTTCAATGTATTATAATTAGTTTCTAATGCTTCTTCAATAGATTTAGTATTATCACTAATTAACATATATTGTGTAGATATCATTAATTCCTTTAAATTAGCCATTGATAAATCATCACTATATTTAACAAATAAATCTACAATATTTAATTCAGTATTATCACTATTATCCTTATGAATTTTATATCCTGTTAAAATATCACCAATCTTACAAGATCTAAAGAATGCTCTTCTAATATTTTCATTCGGATTAGGAATCTTATACATTCTATCAAATCTACCTGATCTATTAACAAAAGCAGGATCGATTCTTTCTGGATAGTTACTAGTACCAATGAAATAAATTCCAGATTTCATATTAATACCATCTAGGATATTGAGAAATTCCGAACGGTTATTATTTAAAATTACACTATCAATGTCTTCAATAACAATAATAGTAGGTTTTTCTTTTAAAGCATTAATTAATTCAGATAATACAAAAGTTACTCTAGGAGTATTAGGATTGATAATAATAGTTGTTACATTAGACAATTGTCTAATAATTTCTCTAATCATAGCAGTTTTACCATTACCAGGTTCACCATGAATGATAACTCCTCTTTTATATAAGATATTCATTTTCTTATATAATTCCTTAGTATCTTTTTTAAAGAATAACTTAATGTCATTCATAACATTAAATAACTCGCTTTCAGTATCATATACTAAGTTTTCTTTAGGAAGTTTTTTCTTCTGAATAGAAACAATTTTATCTTCATCGTTCATAGGACTGGAAACTTCAATATATTCTTTTTTCTTACATTTAAAATTAACACTATTGAAAATTCCAGAAGATTTATTAGATTCTAATAATGGTACAACTTTTTTATTAAACTTACTATAGTTTTCTTTATCAATTAACATTAAAATTTTTACATAATATTTTTGTACTGAATAGATAGCAATAGCATTATATTTCTCAGATATAGCAATAACATCAGTTTTTTCATAAGATAAATAAATGTCTGAATCATAAAATGCGTTCTTTTGTGGTAAAATATTAGGGAATTTATGCGCATTACCGATAACTTCAAACTTAAATGTATCTAAAAAGTTCTGTAATTTATGGTTTTCCCAAATATTAAAACTTACTTTATAATATTCATCCTCTTCAAGACCAATATCAAAACCATCAATGATACTATTTACTAAAGTTAATAACCCTTGCTCAACAATTTCACTATTATAATCTAACATGTTTTCATTATCTCCTTTATTTATTATTAAATAAATGTATTATTCATAGTAATAATATATATTTGAATAATATATTAAATATCCCTATACAGAATTAACTGTATAGGGATTATAGTTATTAATATTCTTGATTATTATCTGAAGGTTTAGCTTTAGCTTCTGCATCTTCTTTTGCAATTTCAACTTTAGCATTTTTAATTGCTTCATCAGCATCATCCCAATCAATCATCGGGAGATACTTCTTAGCAAGATTCTTATATACCTTATCTTTAATTCTGTTAGAATCTTGTGTCTGATCGGCATTCTCACCAGTCATAATCTTAATAATATAAGATACGACCTGATCAGTATTATTTAAAATATCAGAGATATTAGTAGTATTAAGGGTCTTAGGAGGATTGAAGATAAATTCAAAACTCTCAATTAATTCTTCGGGAATAGACGTGTTAGAGAATTTAATAATCTTCTTATATAATTCAGTAGTAGGATCATTTAAATCCATCTGATAAGAAATAACACGACCAACGAACTTAGAATTTGCCATAGTTAAGGTTCTGGCATAATCTGCTTCATTAATATAGTTCATAATTACTGAAGGGACACCAGTGCCGTTAACCATGTTAGTTCTTAACATTTCCATTAAATCAGTATTTAATGGTACATCTTGACCTTGTAAAATATCAAACTCTATTCCTCGTTCACCACTTCGTCCAACGGGGATAAAGATTTCCTTGTATGCGCCGATTTTCGAGATTATAGAATTGTAGTTTAATAAATCCATGAAGTTAATCTGTCTACCTTTGACAGATCTTGCAACTTCTTGAATTTTATTTGTAATATTAGTATCCATACCAGAGTTTTTAACATAATATACTCTTTGGTCATTAGACTTACTAACAATAGATACCATTTTGAAAATTAACAATGCTAAATATAATTTAGCATAGAATAATGCTTTAGTTAATACAGACTGACCATTTCCATCAGCATCCTCATTAACTTTAAATTCAACCACATAATCAGCAGGAATAAACTGGAATTTAATTTGCTTTTTATATAAATTATTATATAATAAAGCATTAAAAATCATATCTTTAAACTGAATATTATTCTCTAAGAATTTCTTATCAAAAGATTTAACAATTTTATCTGTAATCTTTCCTAAGAACATAGTTTCAACATCTTCAGTATTCTGATAATTTTGTCCAGATGTTGCATTAGTAACTTTAATAGTTGTAGAGAATGGAGATTTATTAACTTGGAAATCAGTTGCATGAATATAGTAGTATCCAATCACAGTGTCAAGAATCTTTACAGGGATCATCTTTTTAGGTTCAATATATTTTAAATAACATTCAGTAATATTATCAAACTTATCACCTTTTTTGGATGTATCAACTGTACCATCAACAGAAAGATGTTTATCATTTTCAGATTCTTGTTTTTTCACAATATCTTTTTTCTTCTTAGTAAATTTTTCATTATCTACTAATTCAGAAATATCAACACCTTCTAATAACGGAATAGAACATACATCATTATATACTTCAATATTATCAGTATATTCCTTAGCAATTTCAATAACATTATTTTTCTTAATATCAATACCAATTTTAGCATCAATATTAGATAAATCCTTTGTTAAGTTTTCCAAGAAAGATTCATCAATACTTTCACTAATAACAGTCTTTTTAAAAGGATCTTTAATTTTCTTATCATATTGCTCTTGGAATAATTTAGAATATGGACAGCAATATACATAATAATTACCGTATTTTAATGTATTAGGAACAACCATATTCTTAAGTTTAATTAATAATTTAAATTTTCTTTCCAATTCTTCTACAGTTTTAATATAATTACTTATGTTCTCATCACCAATAGAATTTTTGAAATTAAGTGTTCTTGAAACTGTAGTAGAAATATCATCAGATGTAATAATAGCATCACGAGTGGTCATAACCGCTTCTTCAAGTTCAAACAATTGAGAAGTAATCATTTCCAAATCTTCATATAAAAGATTTTTATTCTGATATCTCTGTTGGAAGAATTGGAACAATCCCGCTCCATCATTTTCAAATATATCATTTAATGATTTATCATTGGTTTTAGTTTTATTATCAAAATCATTAAATAATTTAACCATGAAGGTTGACATATCATCTGAAGTAATACTTTTCGTATTAGTTAATTCAGCATTAATAATTTTATCAACTTCACGCTGTAAAACTTTTAATTCAGTATTATTAGCTGGACCAGTACCTGTAATACTAGTTGCAATATCAATCAATGCATCATTAAATGTATTATTTAAATCTAATAATTCTTTTTTAACTTTTTCATTACTTCTATTATTTTCTTTTTTATTTTCAGCCATAATATTTATTTCACAACCTTTCTATGAGGTCTGTATACATTCCAATATACAATCATTAATTAATTGTTTTCGGACTATTAATATACAAAAAAAGAAAGAGTCATAGAAATTAATCTATGACTCTTTATTCTTACATATGTAAACAAGTATAGATATGATAACTTGTACAATATGCTCTTCTTACCTTAATTCCTAAATAGAATAAGGATTTATCCTTAGTATGATCAAAGAAATCCAATACTACTTCATGAGATTTCTTTAATCCAGGAATAACTTCTTTAGTTATTCTTGTTTTATACTTATTTTTACGAATATTTTTATATTCATTATTAACTAAATCGATAGTGTCTTCCGTAGAAAGAATAGTAAACGTACTATTAGATTTATTATCTTCTACCATCAAGTTTATTAATGACATATATTCCATTAATTCATTTGATAATTGACTCCATCTAAAACTAATCATATCGCCAATTTTAAATAAAGATTCTTCTCCACCAAGATATATAATATTATCGATTATTCTAATACAAGTTATAATCTTTTTATTATTCTTAATAGTTTCAAATAAATCTTTACTATTAATTCTAATAACATAACTATCTGGATATTCAAAGAACATTTTAAATTGAGTATGAACCATATGGGTTCCTTTACGAAGAATAGAATCCCCATAAATAAATCCATTATCAAGAATAATATAATTATTAAATATAGTTTTTAAATCTTGATTAAGATTATTTAATTTATTTAATTCACCTTTTTTGAATTCGTATATCATAATAAATTACTCCTTTTAAGTTTTTATCATATAGTTATAATATATATTTAAAATTAATACAAAAAAAAGAAAGACTCATTAAGAGTCTTTCTTTTTTGTTAGTTGTAGTATAATCCCAATTTCCTAGCCCTAGACACACAAGCACTTTTAGTTCTACCAGGTAATCTTTCTGCAACATCTTCACCTTCAATAGGATAATACTTCTTAAGAATTTCATCCTCTTCAGGTGTCCAATTTCTAGAACTGTGTAAATTAAAGAGTTTAGCTCTATTTACACAAGCACTTTTAGTTCTACCAGGCAATCTCTTCACAACTTTAAATCCTTCAATAGGATAATACTTCTTAAGAATTTCATCCTCTTCAGGTGTCCAAGCTTTGGATAACATAAATACACCTATTGCTCTAGCTCTTATGACACATGCTCTCATAGTTCTACCAGGTAATCTTTTTGCAACATCTTCACCTTCAATAGGATAATATTCTCTCAAAATATCTTCTTCCTCTTTAGTCCAAATAGATTTAGATTTTATAAGACATAATTCATCTATTCTACACTCACATGCATTACGAGATTTATTAGGCAATCTTTTTATAACTCCAAGTACACCTTCAATAGGATAATACTTCTTAAGAATTTCATCCTCTTCTTCAGACCATAATATCTTTCTAGGCTTATTGATATTTAATATATTAGATCTGTTTTTGCAAGCACTTTTAGTTCTACCAGGTAATCTTTCTGCAACATCTTCACCTTCAATAGGATAATACTTCTTAAGAATTTCATCCTCTTCTTCAGACCATGCATTT